ATCGAGGCGGAACCCTTTCGTGTCCTGTGCATAGGTGGAGTCACCCACCACGACAGCCGCTCCGCTCCCGGTGTAGACCCAAACCGTTCCACCAGCGGTTCCACTGGCATTCGAGCCGCCCTGGTATGCGCATCCATGGATGGTGGTGTTACGCACCCCGGCGGATATAACGAGTGGCTGTGCTGTGGTGATGGTTGTGCATGGAAGATACAGCGCCACGTTCGATACGGAGATGGTGAGCGCGGTCCCGATGGTTTGCGCATAGGTGAAGCCACGCGCATCGCAACTTCCGCCATACGTCGGGCTGAGGGACGATATGCAGGCAGAGAGTTTGGCTCCAAGGTCAGTTCCGGAGAGCGTGTCAACTTCCGGGATGCCGTCCACTCCACCAGGCCCGGCGGGGCCGGGAGGTCCGGCGACGCCCGTGTTAACGATAGCCGTGGGAGTGATTGGAACGAAGGAATCGAGGCTCCAAGTGTTTCCCGTTGGCTGCATACACGGGGTGGGTGGTGCCGTCCATCTGCCCACGGAGTCGTAGATCGTGGCGACGTAGCAGAAATGCGCGGGCGCGGTTGCCGCGGTGTCAACCAGCGAGCATGAGCCGCCTGCTTGCGACCCGGTGATGGCTCCGTTCACGAGCAGGCACACCACAGCTTTGGGAATCACCAAACCGCTCTGGTGGCCAAAGAAGGGATTGCCAAGTAGATCGGTGGCTCGAAAGGTGATCGTCCCGGCTCCGATCTTGTTGTTGTCTGAGCCTTTTGTGTTCGCGGCAGTGATGGTGGTGGTCTGCGCGAAGCCAGCCGACACGAAGATAAAGAGCGCGAACCAAACAAGCAACTTGCGGATCATTATTGAGTGGCCTCGGCGAGAAAGATTGCTGCCCACGTGGTGGAGGTGGGAGTTGCGGGGAGAGCGAACGCAGCAAAGGTTCCAAAGGACTGCACCGGCTGGCCGCTGCTCCCATCCCAGAGCACCGCAGAGTAAGAGGCCGCCGGGTTGTCCGGTGAGTCCGTTGTGGAGTCGAGCGTGAACGACGGAACCACCAGGCCACCGCCAGAGACCGTGCAGGCGACAGATTGAAAAAACGTGCCAAGGCTGGCCAGATTGAGTTGGGAGCCGAACCCGTATGTCGTGCCAGACTGCGCGGTGAACGGCGCGTTGGCGTAGATGCGCAGCGAAACGCCCGTTGTGTTCCCCTGCCAGTTTGGAACGGTGACAGAAGCGATAGTAATGAGCGGCATGATGCTCCTCAGTGCGGTACGCGCATACTGCGCTCGTGGCTGGCCATGGTGGCGTCGTGAATGGCTTGCTGGCGGGTAGCGTGCAATGCGGCTGCGAAGTTCTCGCGCGATAGCGCCGGGTCGGTGTTCCGTGCGTCGATGTTCCACGTGTCTCCGCCGCCGAGTTTGCTGTTTGGCGTGATGTGACCGGGCACGGACGGGGTGAATCGCTCGCGGCCCATCTCTCCCACGTCAATAGGAACGCCGGCCATCACGTCACCGCCGAGAGCGTGGCCGCCGCCAAATATCGAACCTGATCCAAAGAGCTTTCCACCGAAAAGGCTTGATGCCCAATCGGAGTCGTTCAGCCACCCCATGATTCCGCTTCCAGCCGCACTCGCCACGCCGCCACCAGGCCCATCGGCGGACTTGGTGTACATCGGGTTGCCCTTGCTGCCCATCTTGCCGCCGCTACCCAAACCGAGGGCTTGCAGGCCCATACCTTCTACTTTTTCCAAGCCGCTTTTGGCGAGCGATTCCGCAGCGCCCTGGAAGACCGCGTGGTAGTCGGTCTTCTGGCCGGTGATGGACTTTGCCATCTCGGTATTAAGCGCGTCGATGGTGTGCTTGGCGATCTGCTCAAGCTGGCCTTGCGTCTCGTGCGATTTCTTGATGATTTCGTCGAAGACGCTATCCACCATGCCTGTCCAGGTGGTGGCGAGCGCAGCCTGTGAGTCGACGAGGTCCTGATTCTGCTTTTGCGCGTCGAGGGAGTCGATCTTGCCTTTAACACCGAGGGTCTGTGTCTGCTTTTGAACGCCGGTCAGAGAATCATCGCTGTTGATGCGCGTGATTTCATCTTGGAGCGTTTTGAGTTGGGCGTTGTATTGGGCCAGATGCGTGGCGGCGATTGCGAGCGCGGAGGCGTGAGGACCGATGGTTCCGGTTGCAAGCGCCATATTGACGCGAAGTTCGTCCTGGTGCGCGGCATTGACGGCGGCCCGTTCGGCGTTCTTGGCCATTTCGTCGTTGAATTGTTTCCAACGCTGGCCAGTGTGGTTCAGGTCCTCGTCATACTCTTTAAGTTGCTTCTGGCCATCTTCCCAGGTCTTGGTGATAGCCTCGGTAACCCGCTCATCTTCCGCCTGCATTCGGCGGTAGTCAGAAATTGACTCCTCGACAAACAGCTTGATTACTTCCGCTTGCTCTTTGGCGGCTTCCTTGGCTGCTCTCGCGGCTTCCCTTGCCGCATCTTTCGCGGCCTTCGCAGCGTCCGCCTTGCCTTGTGCTATGGCATCGTCGCCCTTTGCTCTATCGTTGGCGATGGTGGCTGAGATGAATGCGCCCTCATCACTACTACCGCGGAGCATCTGAGTAACGGAGTTAGATTCCGGAGTCAGGTTGGCACTAGCCTCTAGCGCCGTGCGATGGTCAACGCCAAATGCATCGTTGTAATGCTGCCAACCATCTTTATCCTGCCGGCCATGGCCGGACATGGCTTGAAGCTCATTCTGACGAGTGATTAGTGAGTTGTGAAAGCTCACAGACTCGTTCAGCTTGTCCTGCATGGTCACAGCTTCGGCCATGTGGAGCTTGTGTTGCTCCATCATCGTCTGCTCATAGCCATTCCCGGCGGCGCGGTCAAATATCTTATCGAGCAAACCGGCGCTCTGGCTTTTGAGTAATTCTTCGGAGTCTTTGATTGCGGCCTGGAGCTTTTCGTCTAGCCGCGCCGTCGCAACGGCGGTTTCTGCAATCGCCTCGGCGAGCTTGTTCTCCGGCCTGTGCTCCAACCTGGCAATGTGATTGTCGAGCTTGATGGTACTCAGCTCAACCTCTTGCGTAGTCAGCGCAATCGCATCGTGTTGCTTATTCCACGCCTCGGCGTTCTTCTGCGCCGCTCCCTCATTCTTCTCGGCGAACTCCACAATCTTTTCGCCGGCCTTCCAAACGATATCAATGAGCGCAAAGACGGCCACCGCGTTGAACGCGGCGGACATCGCCGTCGCCACACCCGGCAAGCCCGCGACGAACGTGCGGAGATGCCGGGGAAGGCGAACGCCGATCTCTTCCCCAAGCAAGGCCATGGAGGCTTTCGCCTCGTTCATCTGCGCACGGGTTTCCGCAGAGAACTTTTTCGTGTCGTTGGTGGCGTCTTGGAGTGCAGCTTTGAAGGCTGCAGTCCTGGCGACCAGATCAACGTACGCACTGGCGACTTTGGCGGAAACGGCCATGGAAATCCTTACGCTTGAACGGAGATAGGTCCGAGAACCGCGTTGATCTGCGCGGCTATTTCGTCGTCGCTTTGTTCAGGCGGGACAGGACGCCTGTATCCGGGCATGAAATCAGCCGGACATGTTGGTTCTTTGGGATGACAGAACGAGGTGTTGACGATGACAGACGAAAGCCGGGCGTGGAGCAGTTCTTCCCGTTCCTGTTGCTGCCTGTGGCGTTTGGTCAGATAGGCAAGCTGACGCGGTGTAAGCCGCCAGAACTCCGCCTCGTCAATCCGCAGGTCATACCGGGCATGACTCCACAGGTACAGCCAGAGTTGCCGGTTGGTTAGCTCTGGCTTCCGGGAGGGTCTGCGGGTACATCCTCCGTTGGCTCGGCAAGCCCTTCGGTCCACGCTTCGAGAACCTTGCCCCATATCTTGGTGAGGTTGGCGCGAGTCACCAGTTTCTTGACATCCTCAAACTTGGCGAGTGCGTGTGTCTTGTGGACGCACGCGAAGAGCATGGCGCGCACCAGGTTGATTGCGGGAGCTTCAATGTCCCGGCGGCGAAGTCCGGTAAGGAGTGCGCGCCCGGTGATTTCCTCGGCATCGGCAATGGCCTCGAAGTCGAACACGAGGTCAAGAGAGGAGCCGGCGATCTGCAATTTGACCGCCGACGAAGTGGGATTCTGCATGGGTTATTAGCTCCCCTGAGTTAGCGTGATAACGGTGGTCAGCTTGATCGTGACTTTGAAATTCACAATCTTGTCGAACTGCACATCGGGTGCCGGGAACTCCTGAACGTAGCCGGAGAAGGCGTACAAGTTTCCAGCCGTCGTTTGGCCCGGTCCCATGGGCAACTGCACCTTGAAGTTCTCCAGAGTGCCTGCCTGGAAAGCCGTGTTCAGCGCCTCTTGCCCGGCGTCGTTGGGCAGGAAGATACCGCCGATGGCAAGCTCGCCGGGGGCCATCTTGGCGGGCAATGCCTCTTCCAGAACGCCGACGCCAACGGCGGGAGAGTTGAGGTTGGTTACATCGTCGAAGGACCATTTTTGGCCGTTGAATTGAATCGTCTTGATTTGCCCGACCGTGGTGAATGTGGCCGCCGGACCCATCGAGAAGATTGTCCCCTTGCCTGTGAAGCCTGTAGATGGTGCCATGAGTTTTTCCTTTCACTCGTGGGTTAGCAGTCCTTGTACTGAAAAAGCGCGTGGACGGCGGTGCATGAAATGCGGCTGCCGTCCTCCCAGCGGTCCACCAGGTTGACGGACTCGGTGAGAAAGACGCGGGTGCCATTCGGGAGCGTGCCGGAGTAGCCGTTCAACGCAGCCTTGACAGCAAGAGCGAGATTGCGGGCGTCAAGATAGCGGAGCGCCTTGCAATCGAAAACAATGCGGGAGGTTGCCACACCTACCGGCCCGTCGTTGGCGTTTTCGCTCACGTCGGACGGGCTTTGATAGGTAATAAGCGGGTACAGCGAAAGATCCTCCGGCGCGGGGATCGGTTGAATGCTTTGGTTCACGATGGAGGTGACAGGCTCTTGCGTGAGCAGGTATGCGACTACTCCGTTGGTGAGCATCAGCCAAACTCCACATCGTGCGAGTTGTTCTCGGGCCGGGCGTTCTCGCCGTAGCCGAGAATGTCTTGAAGCGCTTCGCAAAACGCATCGACTGCGGACTCCGCCGATTCATCGAAGGCCGCGGCCATGAAGTGTTTGCCGGGAATATCCCGGATCGGCTTACGGTGGCCGTGCGTCACTTTGCCGCCGTGTTCGGTCAACGTCCAACCATTCTCTTGGCGATAAGCGACCAGGCCTCCGATGTCCTTGGACGGACCAACCTTCACAAACCCCGTGCCGGTCTTTTTTGAGAGACCAACTTGCGTGTGCATGTCGGCTTTGAGAATTCCGGGCGGAAGCGATGTTCCCTCCGGCGTCTCTTCATCCGTGCGCTCGGGCGTGTGATCGATCACGGCGTCAAGCAGGACATTGCCGGCGGCTTGGAGCGCGTCGCGCATCACTTGCCCGGCGGCGCGTTGCGAAAGCCGTTCGAGAGCGGCCTCCAGCTCATGGGTGTCTATCGCAAGTTCGATAGTGTCATCCATCAGTTGGAGCCCTCATCGATGATTAGGCAGGCGAGACGCACGACGCGATTTCGATGGAGCACGTTGTCTACGTCTTGCACCAGGTAAGTGTTATCGCCGAAGACGACGCGCATGCCGGGCGCGACAGCGATTGAAGCGCCGGGCCAGCGGATGGTAACCATGTCGGTGGATTGAGAGGCAAGCGACGAGTTGCTGAAGGATTCTTTGTACGCCAGCGATCCGGTGTTCTCTATCTTTGCCCGCGTGGATAGGACAACATTCCACGTCGCGACGGGCTGGCCCGCCGCATCCCGCGCGGAGCTTGCGGATTGAATCTGAATGGTGTGGCGGAGTTCGCCCGCTCGAAGTTGAAGAGGATCGTAGGCCACGGTTAATTTCCCAGCGCAAGGGTGTCGAAGCGTTCCGATGCAAGGAGTGCATCTACCCCAAACGGAATCGAGGTGAGAAGTGCTGAGGACACCGACTCGCGATTTGCATACCAGTGGGCGATCAACAACAGCATGGCGGCTTGAATCCGAGCAGGAACATCCGATGGGTCGCCGCCATAGCCGCAAGTGAAGATAATTTGAACGGTGTTGGGGCGGTACATCTGCGGCACGGGCCAGTAAGTGTTTGGCGTTGGTGCAATGCGGGCTGGAATCGAATCGGCGTCGACCGAATAGGCCGCGGCATTCAACGTCTGCACCGTCCCCGCGGTATCAATCCATGTAATCGAGTCAACGGAAATCAGGCTGGGCTTGGGGAGATGGATGTACACCGACTCAGCCCATTGATTTGCAACCTGCCGATACGAGGATCGGTCGTTGAACCTGATCCTTCCCGGCGTATAAACAGGGAACCCGTCGAGGCTTAAGCGCCGCTGTTGCGAGAGGACCGCGCGATTGCAGTTGGACTCTACGTACTCGCGCGCTGCCCTTATATAGAGAGCGACGAGGGCGTCGTCCGTGGTGTAGGAGGCATCGAGGCACAACTGCGCCTTGGCCTGCTCAAGCGTGATGGGTTCCTGGCTCGGTGGAGTAACGAGCGCGAGAGTAATCACTTTTTCCTCCGCTTGCGACCCACGGCTCTCGCGGTCTCGTATCGAGGCAGGGTTGCCCGCTCCGGAACGGTATATTCGGCGTCGCCGCGAGCGACGTAAATGGATGCGCTGGACTCAGAGATGTTCAAGATCTGGTTAGCGCAGATCAGGTCGTTGTTGACGTAGAAAGGTCTTTTCGCGCGTACCTGCATTTGGGCCTTACTGCGACGGGACAGCTGGTTGGCTGTCCCGTCGAGACTTGTGTGGGTATTGTTTAGCTGGCCTTGGCAGTCATGCTGGCAATCGGGTGAGTGCCGGCGTCAAGCAGCTTTCCGCCGAATGACTGATATCCGAAGAAGCCGACCTGGATCGTGTCCGCAAAGCGCTCTTCCAGACGCACGATCTCCTGCGCTCCAACATCGCGCAGAACGTACTTCTCGAAGTTGCCGAAAAGCGCCTGGACAGTGGAGGCCGCCAGAGTCGGGAACGCCTGGTTGATGCAGATCGGGCGGCCAAGGATCGCGTCGAAACCCGCACCGTTCACGTTCGGAATGAGAAGCGGGCGACCGTAACCGTCAACCACACCCAGCAACTTAATGAAGTAAGCGTTCGAGAACATCCACGTTGCGCTGTCCCGGTAGCTTGGATCAAGCGTCCCAAACAAGGACAGGATGTCCGCGTAGGCGGGGACGTTCAGGGTCCCGCCCGTACCAGAAGCCTGGACGTTCGCAGCTGCGTTGATCGTTCCGGCAACCAGGAGACCTTGCGTATTTGTAGAGGTTGAGCCAAGAGTGATGGTCTTGTTCAGGCCCCGGTTCCAACGGGTTGCAAACTGAGCCGCGAGGAACCCCTGCAAGTCGAAGCCGGCGTCACGCAGCAACTGGCGCGAAACCTTGACCATGCCCGTCGAGTACATCTCGGTGTTGATCGTGCTCTGCCCAGCCGGGACGTCTGCCTCAGCAACCGCCACCGTCTCCGTTACCGGGACCGCGTAGTTGGTTGTGTCGTTCGCGGTCGGCATCTGCAAAGCTTCACCCGACTGCGTGTGCAGCTTGCCAACAACCTTCAGAGCGTTGCCGATGGCCAGAGTTGCGACCTCAACGGACTTCTGGAACGAAGTCGGTACGAAGTTGCCGCCCTGAGTCGGAGTACCAACCACCATGCCGTCACGGGTTTCAACGGTACGGAGAGCAGAGCGTTTCTCGCCGGTACGAAGAAAGATGCGGAAGGCATCGAGTTCGGCGTCGGACGTATCGCTGGCACCAGGCATGGCCTGAGGCGGGCGCTGCGAAGAACGCAGGTCTGCATTGAGGGCGTCGAGCGACTCCATGGTCGCAATGTCGCCGGCAATAACTGCGGCGTCAGCGATCATCGCGTCGATCTGGGTGCGGGTTTCAGCGGTGACGCCGGCAATGGCAAGGGCCTGTGCGTCGGTAATAAGCTTGGCGCGATTTGTGCGCAGTTCTGCGATGGTAGGCAAGGTGTTTTCCTTCTTGGTGCGAGGGTTGAGGCGGGACACCATACGCGACAGGCGCACAGCTCATCGCTCCGCTGCATCTCTTTCGCGCTTAGGCGCCCTGGCAGGCAGGAGAGGAGCGGCGGCAATTCTCGGAGGGACTAGAGAAGTGAGGCGAGGTGCAATTGGAGTTGGAGGGATTCCAACTCGACATCGGTAATCGGCTTGCTGCGCTCGTGGCACGAGCACCGCTCATCAGAGCAATCCTGATCGGAGCAGTCGTAGCAATGGCCGTTGGTGCAATCCGGACAATCGCATTGACATATCGGGGCGGAGTCGCCCGGTCCACGAAGTTCCGGCTTGCTTAGAAGCGACCGGAGTTCTACCGGGCAGGAGCGAATGGTTACTTGCGATCCTTGGTACGCGGCGAATGAGCACGGCGACAATTCAAAGAGTTCAACGCTGATCAGGGTTCGGACTACGTTGCCTGTTTCGTCGGCTGCCCATTTATCGTCCAGGGTGTAAAACCCGAATGAAGTTGCATCCAGATCTCCGCGGTCGACCGACTCAGCAAGGTCATTCGCCTGCGTGGTCTTGGGGAGCTTGCATGTGAAGCGGAGTCCATCCGCGGAATCGGACAGCGAAAGGGTTTTACTCTTCGTTCTACCCATCAGCAACTCTGGCTTGTGATCGCGTAGGCACAGGATGTCGGCATCCGGCTCAAGCACCCCGGCGAAAGCGCCGGGCGCGATGAGTTCCGTGAAGCCGCCCAGGTCGACACTCAGGGAGTTATAGGGGATGACCCCGCTTAGAGTGCGGGTGCCGTCTTCAGACGTAGCAACCCGGAACTCTCTGGTTGCAAGTGTTCGGATTTCCTCTTCACGCTTTGCCATTAAGCAGCTCCGACGATCAGCGAACTTGCGGCATCGTTGAAGGTGCCGATTAGGATGGCCTTGACGGCCTTGGTCAATTCGATTTCGGTGTTAGTGTCGACCGACTCAAGCGTCCATGCAGTTGCCCGTTTCTCGATAGAGCGGTACACGTCGCGCAGGATGCTCGTCACGTCGGGTTTGTAATCGACGGCGACCCTCAGCGTGGCCTTTGCCTGTCTGATTGCTTCGTCTGCAATAGTGGTCAATACCGGGTCGAATACCCTTCGAATGACCTCTGAATCGCGTTTCTCGCGGCTGGTAACTCGCCCTATCGCATCCCGAAATAGTCGGGAGTAAGCCGTGCTCATCCTCTTTATCAAGGTCCGCGAAGATTCATCGGGAAGATCGCTGTCGGGCTGGTCGGCCGGGTCCTGTGCGAGAACCGGAGATGGATCGGCACCGGGCAAAAGCTGCTTGGCGTTAATCATGTTCAGCGGCACCATATAGACGTCGCCCTCGGGACCAATCGGATTCTTGCCTTCCGCGATGAGGATGCTGTTGATGGTCTCGTAGCCCCACTGCCGACCGCTTGCGTACTTTGCGGATTGTGCAACTGAATCGCCACGCAACAATTCGTTGACATCGAAGCGGATGAAGAATTTGTTCGCTTTGCAACCAACCGCGGGGAGCAACTTGCGGGTGAGTTCCTGTTCCCACCGCACTAACAGTGGACGGATTGTATCCGTCAGCCATTCAATTGCCTGGTGCTCGATATTGTTATTGGTGGATCGTGTGAGGATGCCGACCTTATGAGGAGGCACGCCCATCATGCTGCAGATTTGTTCGGCGCTGTATTTTCTACTCTCCAGGAACTGAGCGTCCGCTGGATTGATCGTCATTTGGACCCACTTCACATCGAATGGGAAGACGATGGGCCGGTGCTGATTCTCGCCGGTATGATTTTTCTCCAGAGAGTCTTTGAACAGTTCTTTCTGAGGAGCCGTCATACCCGCAGGGAGAGACAGGCCGCCCTGCGACATGATGCCGTTCCCGAATAGCCTGGCCGCACTCTTCTGCTCGGCGGCTGCCAATCCGAGTGCCTGCCGATTCTGCGCCACGGGGCTTAGCCCCATGATTCCGTCCAAGGCCAAAGCCGGCACATGAATCATGTCGGATGCCTTGACGACATACGGATTGGTATTTGGGATGCGGACCTCGTAGGCAAGGTCGCCGTTAGCCAGTCTGGTTGGCTTCACGCATTGAGAAATCCGAGGCCACAGGGCAACCGGCTGACCAGCACCATTGCGCTGTATCTCTGCAAAGCCATTGCCTGACGCAGCGATGCTGGCGGTGACAGCTTCGAAGAAGCTGATGGGGCTCATCTCCTCGTTCGGAGCCACCGTGAGCAACGAATAGATAGGGTTGTTTACCGCACGCTCATGTCCGGAGTCGGTGCGCTCGTAGAGATAGGCGGGAAGCGACGAGACAGCGCGCGCAATCGCAGAGACGCAGGCCCAAAACGTCGTGATTTGCATCGCCGATTGCTCGGTGATGTTTTCGCCGGAGGCCGTAGTCCCGCCGTTTGAGATGGACAGAAGATAGTCCACCCCGCCCGCAAGGGACACGCCTGGGTTTTCCAGCGGGTTCGACCGATGCTCCGGCTGCTTGAGATTCAACGAAATCATTATTTGCCTTTACTCAGAGCAGGAAGCACTCATACTCTCGGGCGTCCAGGACGGGAACGACCATAGCGCGGCCCAATGCATTCAACAGGGCTGAGATACCATCGATCTTTTCCCGCGACTTGGCCTTGTCCGGTTTAAGCAGCCCCGTTGCCCCGACCGACACCATGACATTGCTTGCCATCCATCTAAGGACCGGATTGCCGCCGTGAGCGAAGTCTTCTGTGAGGACGAGTTCCAGAAGGCGCTTGCACGGCGCGTTCATTGAAACCTCGCCCTGTCTGAACGGAACCATCAAGAGACCGTCGCCGGTAAGCTCGGTTACGATCTGAGTCGCGTTGTACGGGTCATAACTGATCTCTTGAATCTGGAACTTCGCTGCCTGTTCAAGTACCTTGGCGCGAATGTAGCTGTAGTCGATGATGTTGCCGGGGGTGAGTTCGAACAGACCTTGACGCTGCCACGCGTCGTACGGAACCCGGTCCCGCTTGCAACGCTGCTCAATTGCATCCTCGGGCAGGAAGAAAAACGGGAGTACAGACCACTTGGCGTCGTCGCCAAGCGGCGGGAACAAAAGCGAGAAACACGAAACGTCGGTAGTCGTGCTGAGATCGAGGCCGCCAAAGCATGGCCGGCCTTTCAAGGCTTCAGCATCCACGGGGGTGGAGCAAAGCTCCCACTTATCCATGGGCATCCAGGCTGTATGAGAAGTCGTCCACTTGTTCAAGCGGAGCCGGAGAAAGCTGTTGAGTTCTGCCGGGCTCGCCTTGGCCTTTGCCGCTGCTGACCGCAGTTCTCCGATTCGGATCGTAGTGCCGAGGTTGGGATTGGACTTTACCCAATTCGCCTCGTTTTCCCAATCGTCCGACTCGTCGAGGCAGGTGATCCAGCAGAACCATGAGTCATCCTCGACGATGCCCTTCAAAACCTTGACGCTATAATCATGCTGCTGAAAGAAGACGCTCTCTCGGTCATACCCCGCGGTGCTAATGCCCAGCAACAAAGGCTGTCTGCGCGCGCCCATGGCGGTAAACAAAACATCCCAAAGCAGCCGATTTTTCCATGCGTGAACTTCGTCAGCGATGATGCCGTGAGGATTGAGGCCGTCGAGCGAGTCTTCTTCTGAGGCCAGCGGCTCGAACTTTGAATTGGTCTGAAGGCTGTGGAGATTGTCTCTGCCCCGCTTCAGAACCTTGCTGATACTCGGCGACTTGGCCACCATTCGAGTGGCCTCGCCGTGTACAAGGCGGGCCTGATCGCGTTTGACCGCGACGCTGAATACTTCAGCGCCTTGCTCCCCGTCTGCAATGGTGAGGTAGAGCGCAATGCCGGCAGCCCAGGTACTCTTCCCGTTTTTCCGCGCCAGTTCAACAATCGCTGTACGGAAGCGTCGGTATCCAGTCTCGGTGTGAACCCATCCGAAAAGAATCCAAGTCAGCGCCTGTTGCCAGGGTTCAAGCGTGAATTCCTGATTGGCCCACTCGCCTTTGCTGTGGCGAAGGAACTTGAAGAAGTCGATGACCCGTTGTGCTTTGGCCCGGTCAAAACGAAGGCCGCGAAGGTGAGCGTCTGCAAGATCGCGAATGTGACGTTGGCATGCGAGCCTGACGAGTTCACCGGTTACAATCTCGCCTGAAACGACGGAGGCGATGTACTTATCCGCTTTGCTCTGCCTGGACTGGCTCATCTATTGGTTCCGCTGCTCCGATGCCAGCCATGAATGCTTCAAACGGATCTACTTGCCCGCCCGCACCTTCTACGTGCAAACGCGCACGTGAGGCCGGCGTCATGCCGAACTCGATTAGGAACTTCCTCATCTGGTCGACCGCGGTATTCGAAACGCCGAGGAATGGGTTCTGAATGGGAAAGTTGCTCTTCGGTGACTTGATAACCGCGCCGAATCGTTGAAGACTCTCTTCGGCTGCGACCCACCGGGACCAGGCCGAGCAGTACGCAGCCAACGCCGCTCGATCAACGCTGGTGAGCAGGCCGAGCATGATCAGCTCAGCCGATATGCGCTTCCATTCGGCCTTGGCAACCTTATCCAGGTGCGCTGGGCATTTTGGTATTCCGCTCGGCTGCGGCTCTGAATTGTTGAGCGCGCGCTTGCCCGGATTGCCGGCCAGTTGTTTCAGCGCGGTTGGTTTTGGTCGTCGTCCTGCCATCATTACCCCAGGCCATCGCCGTCGAGTTGCTCAACCTCGAAGCGCAAATTGGTTGCGCCGAGTTGCGGCAGCTCAGGGCGGAAGAGTGGCGGCCTGTCGAAAGACGGCTCCCACGTAGCGCAGCTCTCGTCCTGCGGAACCCTGACCGCGAGGCCGCGATCCAGGTCGGCCAGCGTTTTCAGGAGAAGGCGAACCCCGAGCGGGGCCAGCCGCTCCCTCCAAAGCGTCTCGACGGTATCGCCGGGTCGCACGAATACGTGTTCTTGGGCCGCAATCGGCCCCGCGTCTATGCTGTCGGTCAACCAGTACACTGAGCCGCCCGCGACCTTGTCGCCGCCGTGGATCGCCCAACGGACCGCATCACGGCCCCTGTGTAGCGGGAGGAGCGAAGGGTGGTAGCCGATAGCCCCAAAGTTCGCCCGCGCCCGTGTCTTGCGCCCGATGAAATCGTGGCTGTGGGCGGCGACGATGATGTCGGTGCCGGCGGGAAGCGAGTCGGCGCGGACCTGCGGCTGCCATGGAATCCTGAGGCGTTCAGCCGTCGCCCGAACTCGGTCGAAGACCTGCGACCCGTCCGTAGAAAGGTGGCCAGCGAACGCCGGAGAGGACACACCGAGAATTTTGTACTTCTTCGCAACGGCTTCGAGAACGCTTGCGCCGAACTGTTTCTGACCGCAGAGGAAAACATTCATTTGGTTTGCTTTTCCTCGGGCGGTCCGTAATAGCGAAAGCCTTGTATTGCTCGAAAGTGGCCGCCGAAGCCAGTACCAGGCGCGACGATCTCGCTGCCCAGCTTGATAGCAGAAGCCAAAGTCGACGCTGCGGACTTGGCTTTGTTGCCACCGTAAAGGGACGCAGATACCTGTGCCCACTTGGGGTCGCGGCGAAGCCCTGCGCACAGACCTGGGTGGGAGGTGTGGAAGATTGTCGTGAGCGGCTTTCCCCATTTGTTTTCGCCACACCGCCACATCTCGCACACGGTATTCAGAAATCGCATGCCTACACCAGCGCCTTGCCATTCCGGCATGACGGTGAGCCGCGTTCCGCGCGCTTCAAATTGACCCCGCGGGAGAGACTTGGTCGCCATTGCAAGGTGGCACACTGGCTCTCCGTCAACAGTGCCAACGAAATACTGTGCAGCCACCGGAAGCGGCAGTTTCAAATAGTAATGCGGCGCAAAGAGCGGCCAATAACTTGAATCTGTCTGCCATATCTCAAGCTCGAATCTGGGGCGTCGCCAAAGCGACCCCCTTGAGAACTTGCCAGTTCCCGTGTCATAAACCCAATCGGGTTCAAGCCACTCGATTACGTCGTAATGGCAGGACAGCAACACGCACCGACCGCCGGTGCGCTTCCATGCCTTTTGAAATGCCAGCGCACCAAACTTTGCGATCTGCCGGTCGACTACGCTACTGAACTCATCGATGACGATCTTTCCTGGCGCCTCACTAATAACCCGCGCGAGGTCGGCGCGGAAGCGCTCACCGTTGGAAAGTGCGTAGTACGGTCGAAGCCAGCAAGGAACAGAGCCGAGGCCCACAGTGGCAAGCGCGCCGGTCACCGCGTCAAAGTCTCCCTCTGGCGCGATGGCGTCGACGATTGGTTTTTCGACGGGCCATCCCTCCGGAGAGTAAAACGCATCGGGTCCGAAGATCATTCGGCCCAGCGACGACTTTCCCGATCCGGACGGCCCAACGATCACGCCAAGCTTCCAATCGGAGTCGTCAATATCAAGGCTGGCGTCAAGATTGAACTCAGCGCCGGATTCGGCGTTGAACAGCGATTTAACACGGGCCGCGCGGTAGGAGTTGAAATCTTTGCACGAATTGCGTACCTGCAGTTCCATCTACGTCACCACCACGCGGCACTCAAGACCTTGGCCGGTTAACGTTTCATAAACCGTCCGCTGGTCTGCTTCGTCCTTGCAGATGCAAATCACGCCATACTGCTGTTTGTAACGACCCTCAAGTGTTTCCGGGCCGGGCGCGCCGGCTGTGTCGGATTCGGGTGCGATGATCTCGGCAAGTTCCGTGATGGAGAAGAACGGCTGCAGGTCAAGGCCGGTGGACAACTCAGCCAGGTTTGCCGGGTCCCACTCCAATCCCAACTCGGCGGCCCGGTTGTCAGCGATGGCCAAGGCTCTGGCCTTCGGGTCGTCGCGGTCGAGATCAGTGCGCCGCACGACGACCAGCTGGTTTCCGTCAGTCTCAACGACAATCACGTCCTGATCGATGCCCGCGGCGCTTGCTGCCTTTACCGTTTGGTTCCCGGCCAGCACATTTCCGTTGCGGTCGACCAGGACTGAGCGCCCTGCGCCGTAATCGCGCAGGCTCTTCGCCACGGCGTCTGCTCCGCGCCTCGTTCCTCTGTTGGCGTTGCGCTTGTCCGGTATGAGTTCAGCTATCTTCATGATCTTCTTTTGGGCTTGATACCCCCACCCTTCATTTCGCGGGTGTGCGCGCGTGTCTGGCGTACGGTCTCCTTGGGCCTGGGGCAAAGAGATTTGCCTCCCATACCCCCGGTCACAACTCACTGAAGGTCTGCAGCAACTTCGGCGTAGACGCGTTCAACGAGCGGGCAGAACTGGTCGCGGAAGTACACGAAGAATGCCTCTGCGTCTGCCAGGGTCTTGGCGTCGTCAGAAAGCACAAGTCCCTTCTCAGCGACATCTTTTGCCGTGTCGCCAACAACGGTCTCTGCCTGCTTAATAAGGTCGATGACCGCGGCCTTAATCGCCGGCTGATCTTTGATTGCAGAATCGAGCACCTTGATCGCCTTGGCCGTATATACAAACGGGAACTCGATTCCGTGCAGGATGTCTTTGCCGATGGTTTCAATCACGTTGGACAATGTTGTCTCCTACTCGCCGCGGCCCGTTCTGGTGCTGTGGCACTCACGGCACAACGGCAGAATGTTGGTTGATTCGTACTTGAGTTCAGGGTTGGCTCGAAGCTTTGCGATGTGGTGGAGTTCGGTCGCTATTCGCACTCGGCCTTCAGCGTGGCAGTCTCTGCACAGAGCGTTCTCCGACCGTGCCAGATAGGCGATTCGGAACCGCGACCATTGCCGGTCATATCCACGGCTGTACGCTGATCCACGCCACTGCTCCGCTTGCATGTGTTCGTTCTTCTCTATGCTCTGGTGAATCTCACAGTATCGCGAGTCGCAGAGGTTGGGGCATCCAGGTTGGCGGCATGGCTGTTTTGGCCGTGTTGGCACGATTACCGATTTCCTCGATGCAAGGGCGCGGCGGGCGGCCCGTGAAGAGCCGCCTCGGTTCCGTGCTGGCAGGGTCATGTTGTTGAAAGGTTCCGGACGTTGTTTGCCGCGGTGATTTCTTCGCTCGGGTCTCCGGCTACCCGGAAGCTATGCAGCTTTCTTTTGGGTCTCTACTATTTCAATCTCTGAATCTGAGACCATCAGACACTTTCCGTTCAACTTTTGCTTCCACCGAGCAAACCGACGCTGGACTGCCGAGTACGTGGTGCCCATTCGCATGGCAGCCTGGGCAAGAGACAGCCCGGAGCGCAGCAGGTCAAAAAGCCGGAGGTCCGCTTGTTTCGTCAGATTGGCACGGACGGCGTCGAGCATTGTCGCGGCGCAAGTTATTCGTTCCGATTCGGATTGCAGGTGCTCTTCATCTTCGGCATTATCCGCAGACTCTAGAGCCGACGGTTCAAATTCGGCATAGCTTCCGTCTTCGTCCCAAGTCCCGAGCTGAGAGACTGGGGTCTCCGGGCATTTGTATTTGTTGGCCTTGAATGAATCGGCGCGAAGATTACGGATAACCGCGCTCAGCCACTTCTGGAAATTGGTCCCTGGCTTGTACCTGCCGAGGTCTGTCATCACTTCCAGAACGATGTCTTGAACAAGGTCTTCCTTGAACCGAGCCGGCACGATATAGCAGGCGCGTTCAGCATAGATGCGAACGGCGTTCCAGAACTGTTCATTGCATCCGAGAGGGTCTGCAACAAAGTCGGCATGGATGCGATTGAGGTCCCGCGCGCTGATCTTAGGCATGTTCAGCCACCGATCCAGTGAACGTGGTGTGGCAACGGTCGGACAACGCGGACAACTCCGCGGTAGTCATCAGCACGACGTTAAAACGAGACTTCCACGCGTCCCGGATTGCACAGGCCTGCTTGTTGCCCTGGGCTGCGGCGATAACAATTTGCTCGCCAGGACGGAGACTCAAAGGAACGCGCCGAGCGTTCGTGGAATGAGTCGATGCAAGTTGATCGAGGGTAGTGTTCTGAACTGCAGGACTTACGGGAGACATGAGGCGACCTTTCAGGCAGGCGCCGGGCGGATTGGTTCCGCGCCGGCGTGATTGAGGAGGGATTTAAGCAGCGATGGGAAGAGAAGTGGGCTGATGGTTGAAATCGGCCGGGAAGTTGCAGTATGCGAACTCGCCGAACTCCTGACGTGCGCGCGCGTCGTAAGCCAGGGCGGCTTCAATCGGATCTGTGAAGTGACCGATCGTGAAGTTGGTGCCATTCAACCAGATCTGGACGCGCCACTTGCCAGCCTTGCTAATCTTCGAGTTCCAGCTGACTCCCTTGTAAGTGCTCTTGTTGTCAGAACGGCGACGACGGTTCTGACAGTTCTGCTTGGCGGTTGCAACGCGGAGGTTCTCGCGCCTGTTGTCCAACGTGTCGTGGTTCTCGTGGTCAGCCTGGCGCAGGTCATCATGTTCAAGACCGAGGACCTGGCGACCCATCTGAACGGTCTGGCGACTCCCGTTAATCCAGGTGTTGCGAACGGCATACCACGAGCCAGTGATCTCATTGAAGCGCGCAGACCACGTAAAGCGTGACAGCTCCGGGTAATCGGCGGCTGAGACAATGGCGGTGAATCCACGAGACAGAGAAATGCTGCGAACTACTTCCATAGGGATTGACCTCAAGCCCAGCGGGAGCCGGGCGAAGTTAGGCGCGTCGGGCGCGCTCGAAGGTGGGATGTGGGGCCGAGCACGCAGAAACGCGAACCCGGCCTATTGCTTGTTGTAAACGGTCAATATCCACGGGGATTGTGGCCGTACGGCGAGCATTGTTGCAGCCGGTCTTTCAGCGGGATGTGGGTCCGCGGAGACCTACTTAGCGCGTCATACTTTTTGTATACACCCATGAAGCCCAGGGGCCAAAGGTATGGTCGCGCGCGTTAGGCCGCGCGCAAGAATACACCATCATTAATGCCGGCTATGCCATTCTGAGCCCGCCAGCGGCGTGCTGAACGTAGCGAGGCATGGTCTGTCTTCGGCTCAATCTGAATGTTGCGGTTGAACAGGTGTACGTTGCGGAAGTCCCATTCGCAATCAGGATCAGTTATCAGCTTCACGATGTAGCCGATACCGCCCAATGCCGGATTGAAGGGCTCAACCCGCGCAAGATCTCCACCCACGGAGTTGGTGCGGCCAACTCCTTCAGTCCAGATTCCAGCAACGAGCTGGCGAGGGATTGGCCTGGCCGAAGCAAAGGAAGCGTGGATGTGGAGCGGGACCGAAACGCCGGACTTCGAGCGCGTCTCGCTCGCGTTCACGCAACAGACCCTGGTTCGCAGAGTACGTTCCATGGTGTCGATCATCTCGTCGAACTTCAGGGTTGCAGTCTCGGGCTTGGCGTTCCAGGGAAACTCCAATGTTGCGAAGAGCTGCCAGGGGACAGGCTGCAGCCATTCGGCGACTGCTGCCTGTGCGCTCGGGGTAGTCTGACTTGCTTGGTTCATTCTTGATCCTTTGAGTTGTTCGTGTGGACCCGCCCGCGGTTACGTCGTGTAGACATAGTTATTCCTACAGCGGGTGGTCTGGTTTATATCGCAGCGTGTAGGTTATCCACCATCATCCGCGCCCGTGATCGGGTTAATTGAATTGTGCTCTCGGTGACCGGCTCAACCAAAGCCCATGCTTCCAATGCTGTTTCTATCTGACCGTTTCTGGCAATCAGACAAAATGGGCAATGTTTTTGCTACGCGCCCGAGGGCGGCTGGTGGCCGCCCAGTTTGCGTCTGCGGTTACGCTGCCGACCGTACCCTCGCCGGATTGCTCCAGCAGAGAACCGGTCCCATTGATTCGTCCTCGTCATCGTCGGGTTCCTCGGTCACGCCGATCCTGAGCGCAGCCTCGATGCCATTGAGGAATCCAAGACGCTGGCGAAGAAGGCTGCGCCAATACGCACGCTCACCGCGCCCCAGAGTGCCGTTGGGGGCAGTACAGTAGCTCACGAGCCTCGACTCGGTGACCTTGCGGTCCTCCAAGAGCGTCGCCAGCGCCTGATCTTCTCCCAGGCACCTTGCGATGTGGATGAAAATATCCTTCAAGCTATCTTCTGCCATGAAGACTTGCAGTGTTTTTGCCATTATGCCGCCTCCTGATAGCGCGCCACTGCGCGCCGGTTCTTGTTGTTGAAGTGAACGAGGATGGTCTCTACCTCTTCGGGCTCGGTTGGGCCGACAAGCGCATGTTCCCAGCGCTCGAACGCCCCAGGCAAACCAAGGTAATTGGCGACCTGACCCCAATTGCTGGTAATCCGACCCCGGCGCTCCGCCATGAGGTCGGCGCGGAAGGTCTCCGGCGTCATAGGGAATTGCAAGTAGTCCCACAGGTTGTCGAGGCACATAAACATGAGGTCGGCGTCGGAGTAAGTGACCGTGCGATTTACACGACGGCCCGTGACTTCATCCCGATATGTCTGCTTGACGCTTCTCGGAGCATCCTGCCATGTCGCGGTCTTGGAAGCCTGCACCTGGAAGAGAAACTGAGTCGCGTACCAGAATTCGTTAGCTTCGGTGCCGTTGCTACCCAGGCCCCAAGGCAAGTAATTCTGAACAGCATCCTGAATCGACGTCAGCCAGAGCAGGCGCTCGGGCTGAACATTTGAGGTCACGCCGAGGAGGACACCGCCAATCCGGGAAGGACCAGACAGATCAAGTGTGTCGAGACGATTGTGGTCGCCAAATGCATGGGCAGACATGCCGCCGCGTCCTGCGGCTGGTTTGTGGAGGGTCGTCACTTTCACGCCGCCCTCCGCCTCGTATCTAGACGCGCGTGAACGCGACCGGCGACTGACGCAGGAATTCGCAGCGACAGGTAACGGCGCTTGTGAAGTTTCTCTGGTCTGACGATCCTGAGCACACCTGGCTCGTCTTCGAAGAGAGCACGGATGACGTTGGAAGAGAGACCCCAGAGCTTGCCAAGTTCTTCAGGCTTGAAATGGTGCTCAAGGGCACTAGCACCTGCGGATGCAGGCGTAGGAGTAGAGAGAGGGAACAACCTTGTGTTCAAACGAGATCCGTCACCCGGCGATGCCGGGTTGCCCCAAGTTGGGGCAAATGCGGGGATGGCGCGGGAACCGTCCTGCCCTGCTCCCGATAAAAGTTCTGACCGGGTCGTTCGGGGCTTTACTCGCCGATTGGCTAACGCGAAGGGCCTCACGCGCTGGGAGGGTCATCACGGCCCTATTCCCTAGGGTTCCCGTGACCGGCACTGATTCCTATACCGTGCCCGTAGATCTCAAGTGATTTCATTGTAGCATATGAGTGATTCATTATCAGCAATGCTGCTGATGCCCTAAGCAGCATGGGTCCGTTTGGCTCGGCTTTAGGAGCCGCGATTTTGTGCTAATTTGTGCTAAAGGCCCGCAATTCGCTGAACTTCTTGAACTCTATCCATTTTGGAATCAAATAAACCCTTTGTTTTCAATACCGCATTGGGTTCGACTCCCGCCGCCTCCACCATAAGCAAGTCGTTTACCATGAATGGCTTATCAGATCCGGCCAAATTTTTCGGGCAAAACTGTACAGTCACTGTACAGTCGCCTCCGAAATTTTGCTCGACTTCAGCAAATAGAGCACAATCTCGCTGAAGTCGGGAGAGCCGATGCTGACCGTCTATACCCGCCACCATCCCGAATGCAAAAACGCCAGCGACAAAACCTGGCGCCGGTGCAACTGCCCCAAGTGGATCTGGGGATCCTTGAACGGGAAATTCCTGCGCCAGAGCGCCAGGACCCACAGTTGGGAAGTGGCGGAGGAACTCCGGCGGCAACTGATCGAAGGGGCGACTCAGCCCAGTCAACCGGCAGCAGAGACGCAGCAAAGTCTGATCGCGCCTTCGCCAGTCCCGCTTCAGGCCCGTGTCCATCCTCCGGACGCGGTCGAAGAGATCGACCCAGTCCAGTCCAGAAAGGCCAGGGTTACGATCGAGAGGGCTGTCGAGTCCTACCTGGACGATGCCCGCAGCCGGGAGCTTAAACCCGCTACACTTTCGAAACTCGATACCATCTTCCGCAAGCAGTTCCTTGCCTGGACCCGAGTGCAGGGGTTGGACTACCTCGATCAGATTGATCTCGATGCCCTACTCTCCTTTCGCAGCACCTGGAAGGATGGCGGTTTGGCCAAGCAGAAGAAGCAGGACCGCTTGATCGGCTTCTTTTGGGCCGGCGTCCGCCGCGGCTACATCAGCCAGAATCCGACCATGGGGCTAGGAAAAATCAAGGTCGTGCAAGTCCCTACCGACTACTTTCCTCGCGACGAGTTTCAGAGAATACTGGACGCGACCTCAAGGTGTGGCGACAAGCGCGGCGGCGTCGTTCCAATAGAGGACAACCGAACACGGCTTCGCACAATGACCCTGCTAATGCGCTGGAGCGGCCTCCGCATTCGCGACGCAGTGACTCTTGAGCGGCATCGCCTTCATGGCGACAGCCTTCTTCTCTACCAGGCCAAGACCGGAACACCGGTCTATGTGCCGCTCCCGCCACAGGTGGTCGAGGCTCTCCAAAATGTTCCTCCCGGTCCGAAGCCGAATCCACGTTACTTTTTCTGGAGTGGCAATGGGCAGCCGAAGAGCGTCGTTGCCGATTGGCAGCGCAGCTATCGCCGCCTCTTCAAACTGGTCAACCTGACTCAAGCTGATGGCTCTCCGAAGCGCTGCCATCCCCACATGTTCCGGGACACCTTCGCCGTTGAGATGCTGCTTGCAGGTGTGCCCATTGACCAAGTCTCTCTGCTCCTTGGACATGCTTCGGTGAAGATCACGGAGAAAAGTTACTCACCTTTTGTAAAGGCAAGGCAGATCCAACTTCAGGACAGCGTTCGCAGTGCGTGGCAGGTCGGCGTGAGCCCCGAACCGGATCCAGAGAACAGTCCATCAAATGCTGCTAGTTCAAGTCACAGGAAAGCAGGCTGGCAGCTTATACGCTCGGCAGACCGACCGAAAGCCGATGAAGAGCGGACTACTGCAATCGGGGACCGGCGTACCTTGCCATATGACTCTGAACCTGCGCACGAACCAGTTCCCAGTTCCGATCGAGCGTCTGGAAAAAGAGCTCGGGCAACCGGTCGTTGAGAACGAGCGTCCGCAACCAGAAGCGAAAGAACATCCCCTCCATGACATCCTCGGGAACCTCGGCGGCGTTACAGAACTTAATTGCGAATTGCAGGTGCTCGAAAGCAGGAGTCATCTCCCACTCCGCATCTCCTTTGGAGGCGGGCGGCTTCCCTAGCCAGGTCTCTGGTACAGCCCTCGCGACCTCGATTCGTGCAAGACGCTTCTCGATAGCCGGGCTCCAGGAAGGGTTCGGCAATTCATCGTAGATTTCGTTCAGCAGATTTCGGATCTCAGGCAGTTCCACACCGAAATGCTGTCGTAGCCCTTCCCGGTCGTCTGCAAGAACATGGTTGCGTCGGCAAGCCAAAGCTAGCCAGGCGTTAAGGAAAACACCTTCCATTGCAAAAGAGCTGATTCCCTCATCCAATGCATTGAGCACAGCAACAGCAAGTTCGGACGCGGCGAATAGCTTCTTCTTCGATAGCTCCGACCGGCCTACCTCATGATGCAGCGTGTAACAGAGTGCGACGGCCTTGCTGTCTGCGTCCAATCTTCGCTGATACTCACGAAGCGCTTGTTTCCATTCTCGGTATTCCGCAGCAGGCAGTCGGTCTCGATTCTCTTCAGTCACCACCAGGCCTGTCTTCGAGAACGCATAGATGAGCGCGGGACTCACATTCGCTCTGCGGAACAATGCGACCATCTCCTCGCTGAATTGGCACCTAAGCGATTCTGCGATTGGGCCGGGAATATCTGTCGAAGAGACAACTTCGCTGCCTGAGCCATGGACGAGTCGTAATCCATTTCTGGTCTTTCCCCTTCGTCCGCCTAACTGAATGGTCAT